AATACATTGAAGAAATGGTGAGGCTTGGCTTCACTCAGAAACAAATACTTGATGACATGAACGACAACAAGGAAGATTAAAATGTTAGACCAACTTACTTCTAGTGACCGTGAAATCTTTTTCCCTATCTTTGAACAAGGTGTAGTAGGAAACTTTACCCAGAGTTTAGCGGCCAATAAAAAGATGTTAACACGTGCGCCGATTGGTATAGGTGGATCACTATCAGATGAAAAATATTTGTCTGTAGTAAATACTAACTATAGAGTAGTAGAGAACAAAGAAATACTTATGCCTTTACAAGAACAGATGATCAACCACTTTGAACCTCAAGTATTAGAGGACATCCAGATCAAGGATCACATCACCAAAGGGGGTGCAGTATGCTTTGCTGAGTACATCTTACCTAAGATTAGTAAGCCTGTTGAAACAAGGACAGGACACAAGACAGAGATTGGTCTTCGATACATTATGAAGAACAGTCACGATGGTTCGTCTAGTGTGGTGATGTACAGTGGTGACATAGATTTCTTTTGTACTAACGGACAGATACATGGACAGTTTGACGTAGCACGTGCACGACACACAAAGAACTTTACCATCGACGGTTTCCTACACGCCTTCGATAAGAGTCTTGTGGACCATGTTCAAGCAGTAGAACTGTACCAAGTATGGGCAGACACACAGCTAAACAATAGTGTAAAGGTTAAAGAATTATTTAAGAAGTTAGTCAATCCTTCTATTGATATGTCAGATACATCTAAGAAGTCTCGTGGACTAGGTGATAGGTTGTTTGCTCAGTACACAGATGAGATACAGTCACGAGGAAACAATGTGTTCTCTCTTGTCTCAGCGATGACACACTTTGCATCTCACGATGATGAACGGTTCGGCTTGACTAGTGCGGGTGATAATGGTACACTATTCAAGCGGCAACAGACAGTCAATGGATGGTTAAAGTCTAAGACCTTTGAAGACTTTCTTGAGGCGGCATAACTAAACAACTAAAGGATAAGTACAATGAGTGAAAGACATTACGATTATTCTTGTCACACAGAAATTCCTAACCATATGCGAGCATATCTTATGGACGTAGTTGATGAAGACTTCTTGGAAGCTGTTGATATTGAAGACATAAATGATTTCTTAAATGGCTTAGTAGATTGGGGTGAGGACTATACCCCACTACCTAGTTACATGACACACATTCATTAGCATTAGTTGTAAGAGGGGCGGGTCTGTTACATTAGTGTAATAGGTTCGTCCCTAATTTAGAGGGGACAGATATAAAAATGAACATGAATGAATACCAACGCAAAGCACAACTCACTGCCATGTACCCTAAAGAAAAAGCTTTTGAGTATCTTGCAACAGGTCTTGCAGCAGAGGCAGGAGAAGTTTCTAGCATTGTATCTAAGTGGATAAGAGGAGACAGAGGTACAATACCTAACATGCAAATGCAAAAAGAATTAGGTGATGTGTTATGGTTTGTATCTGAAATGTCACGTATGATAGGTACTAACTTATCAATGGTTGCTGAAGTAAATTTAAAGAAGCTAGAAGACAGACAAAAACGTCATGTAATTAAAGGTGATGGAGATGAACGATGATTGAAAAGAAACTACCAGAAAGATTAGCTAGGATGCAGTTAGAAGTACATAACGATGGTATCTATGTAGCCGTGTATGATAACGAAGATGACAGAGGAATAAGAAATTTATTTAAGGTATCATTAGAAGACTTAGTTAAAGACCACGCTAAAGGTTATAGGTTTAAAGATAAGGGAGATGACTTGATATTTGAACTTGATTGTTTGATAAACTATGTGATGTCTTTAAAAAATAAAAATGAATGTGAAAAAGAATTTAAAGACTCAGGGTTTACAGATGACTTTGGAGTTGACTTTGCGTAATGTTATTACATGATGTAAAAAATCTGATAAAAGAAATATCCAATAAAGAAATAGTACATCTTGATCCAACAAGAATTAAAATTTTCTTATCTGGTTTAGTAGAGAGTGAGGAACATAGGATGTCTAACTATAAGACTGGTGTCATCCCTAACTTAGTTAAAGATTTAAACGAGATGATTGACTTAGTAAATGATATCCAGTATAGATCAGTAGGTGAACAAGAGGATGATCTATTTAATATTTCTCAACGTCTTTCTATTGTTAGGGATAAGATTATTAAGGAGTTGTGACGATGACTAGTCAATTATCTATAGCTAAGAAAGAAATAACAGAACTAACACGTATGCTATATACAGAATATAAAAAGGTTAAAGACCTTAATGAACAAGTATGCTATCTTAAAAGTAAGTTGACATCTTATGAAGATAACCTTGAAACAATATCAGAAAGAAAGTTAAATGAAAGCTGAACTTATCTCATGCATGGGTACTGATTTAACAGTGGTTAATGCAGCACGTGTATCCTTTGATAAGGAAAGTAATTGGGAAGTGAATCATAATGTACGACAAGAACTATCCAGTAGTGATACCGCATTGATTCGATACCTTGCTAAACACAAACACTTCACACCCTTTACTCATTGCATGNTAACCTTACGAGAAACTATACCTATCTTTGTAGCGCGTCAAAGGTTCAAGCATACGATAGGCTTTACCTACAACGAGGTTAGCAGACGATACGTGGATGATGAACCAGAGTTTTATTTTCCTTCTGAGTGGAGAGGTAGAGCAGACAATGCAAAGCAAGGTAGTGGTGAAGAGGTAATAGATATTAATCCACCTTCAGGTACAGGTCCGTCAATGGTTGATGAATATCATCACGCCGTACAGAAATGTCGATGGACTTACCAACAGCTTCTGCGTAGGGGTGTGTGTCCAGAGCAAGCACGCATGGTACTACCCCAGTCTATGTTCACTAGCTACTACGTAACAGGGTCGCTGTCTGCCTTTGCAAGGGCATACAAGTTACGTATTGACAAACATGCACAGAAGGAGATACAAGTACTAGCGGAACAATGGAATTTAATTATTAAGGATTTATATCCTGTATCGTGGGAAGCTTTGATATGATAGTTAATAAAGAACAGAAGAAAGTAGTACTAAACAAACACCAACAAACAAGCATTGGTCATTCTAATAACACTAACCCTAAGAACAAACACAAGAAGAAAAACTGGAAGAGATATAGAGGACAAGGTAAATGAAGAACCTATGGGAGAAGGATCGTAAGACAATCTTTCGTGAACTAAAGCAGTTGTATCTTGATGAAGGATACACACACAAAGAAGCTAAACGATTAGCTGAACAAGAAACAAATGAAATTAAAGATGCAGACATGATGTTTGTAAGTGAACTTATGGAAGACGATGAGTAAAGGATATGAATCATGTTTCAAATATTAAAGAAACAATATAGAAACTACTATGTAATAGAAGAACATGAAGATATATTGGAGGCTAAAGATACTATGGATAGTATTAAACTGTTAGTCTCTCATTTAAAATATAAAATTAATAAATCAATATGTACTAAAACATCTGAATACTTTTCTGTTGACAGTAGTCCACGTACTTATTTTAAGATGGTAGAGAAACTATGACACAAAGAACTTGGGGTGAGTGGAAAGTTCTGTCTGCCCATACTGAAGATGATACAAAAGGTATACCTATAGTTAAGACTAAAGAACTTTACGTTAACAGTGGTCGTAGTCTTAGTATGCAAAGACATGAAAACAGAAGTGAGATGTGGTTTGTAGCTGAAGGTACTGCTACAGTCTATACCTTAGACGAAGGTCGTACATTTAAAAGATTACTAGGTGTGTATAATAAGTTTGACTTTCTTGTCATACCTTGTTACTCATGGCATCAGCTTGTTAATGAAGGGGATAAAAGATTAACTGTAATTGAAATACAGTATGGTACAAATTGTATAGAAGAAGATATAGAAAGGTTTGATAGCTATGCAACACACAACCGAGGCGACGGTTCTTAAAAAAGGTCCGTGCCTAGCATGTACATCTAGTGATGCTTGTGTAACATATTCGGATGGACATGCTTGGTGTTTCTCTTGTAGTACATATTTTAAATCAGAAGGAAATGATATGCAGCAGGTACAACACAACTCAGTTAAGCCTATGACTACCCCTCAAGGAAAGATTACTGACATACCAGATAGAAAGTTAGCTGAAGCTACGTGTAGAAAATATAATGTTCGTACCGTAAGAGATAACTCTAATAAAATTATACAACATCTGTATCCATACTACGACACAGATGGTAATCATGTTGGTGATAAGGTTCGTACACTGCCTAAGAATATACATGCTACTGGTAGTGTAGCTAATGGTACACTATTTGGTCAGCATCTCTTCACTGGTGGAGGTAAGTACGTTACCATTTGCGAAGGCGAACTGGATGCACTCGCAGCATATGAGATGTTAGGAAGCAAATGGCCTGTCCTTTCTATTAAGGATGGCGCTGCGTCTGCCTTGCGTAACTGCAAGGATAATCTTGAATACCTTACTCAGTATACTAATATTGTATTATGTTTTGATTCTGATGATGCAGGTAAGAAAGCTGCCAAGCAGGTAGCCTCATTGTTTGAACCTGATCAGTGTAAGATTGTCAACCTACCTGACTACAAAGATTCATGTGACTATCTTCTTAATGGTAAGCGAGAAGACTTTACCCGTGCATGGTGGAACGCTAAGATGTACACACCAGCAGGTATTCTTAATCTTGGTGACATGGGTGCAGAACTATACGAGGAAGGTAATCACAAGACCTGTCCTTATCCTTGGCAAGGATTGAATGATAAGCTATATGGTATACGTACAGGTGAGTTAGTAACCTTTACCGCAGGTACAGGTACTGGTAAGTCTAGTGTTATCAGAGAGTTACAACACCATGTACTTATGAATACAGATGAAAACATTGGTGTTATTTCTTTGGAAGAGAATGTACGTTCAACTATCTTCCACCTCATGTCAGTAGAAGCTAATGCTAGATTGTACATCCGAGAAGTACGTGAACAGTTTAGTCGTGGTGACTTGGAGAAGTGGCAAGAAGCTACAGTAGGAACACGTAGGTTCTATGCCTTCGATCACTTTGGTAGCATGAAGACTGATGAGATACTTGCACGTATCAGGTACATGATCAAAGCCTTGGACTGTAAGTGGATATTTCTTGACCACCTATCGATCCTTGTGTCAGGCTTGGAAGGTGATGATGAGCGTAGGAACATTGATAACTTGATGACTAAGCTACGATCTATAGTAGAAGAAACTAACGTAGCCTTGTTGCTTGTGTCTCACTTACGTAGGACAGGTGCGGACAAGGGACATGAAGACGGGAAAGAGGTGTCGCTCGCNCATCTCAGAGGGAGTCAGAGCATCGCTCAGTTGTCGGACGGGGTNGTGGCTATGGAACGCGACCAGCAATCTGATGATCCTAATGTAGCTAACACTACTACCATAAGAGTATTAAAGAATAGGTACAGTGGTGACACTGGTGCAGCATGTCATCTGTTCTTTAACAATGACACAGGACGTTTGACAGAGGTGGATAGTTTAGGTAAGGATGGTAATGAGGAAGAGGAGATTGAGTTGTAGATGGATGTAGTTCTGGACATAGAAACTGATAGCTTAGATGCTACAGTTATACACTGTATTGTAGCTAAAGAAAGAGAGTCAGGAAAGTTTCATGTTTGGAAAGAAAAAGAATGTTATAATAGCTTTCCGCTATTTGCTAAAGGAGTAAACAAGTTTATAATGCATAATGGTATATCATTTGATGCTCCAATTGTTAATAGATTAACAGGGACAAAGATCAAACTGTCACAAGTAGAAGACACTTTGATCTTGTCTCAGTTGATTGATCCAGTGCGTGAAGATGGACATTCTCTTCAAGCATGGGGTAAAAGATTTGACTACCATAAAATAAACTTTAAAGACTTCGATCACCTGTCTGAAGAGATGATCACTTATTGTAAAAGAGATGTGGACATAACTGAACGGGTATGGATTAACCTACAACAAGATATAAAAAGTATTGGCAGACGATCTATTGATCTTGAATATAAGATTAGATCGTTAGTTAGTAAACAAGAAAGGAATGGGTTTACCCTTGATTTACAGAAAGCAATTGGCCTTAACGCACGGTTACAAGACAAGTCAGATGAGTTACAAAGAGAAGTTCAAACAAGATTTGTTCCTATTCCTGTGGCGGTTAAAGAGATTACACCTCGTTACAAAAAAGATGGCAGTCTTTCTGTTGTGGGTCTGCGGCATATACAAGACCCAACAACAGTTGGAGGACCGCATACTTCTATTGACTACCAGACATTTAATCTTTCCTCCCGTCAACAGATCGTTCGTAGACTAGTAAGTCTAGGATGGGAACCTAAGAAACATACAGAAAAAGGACAAGCAATCGTAGATGAATCTGTGCTTCGAGAAGTTAAGATACCTGAAGCACAGATGATTGCAGAATATCTAACTCTAAAGAAGCGTATTGCACAGATCAAATCTTGGATAGATGCACTACACGAAGATGGAAAAGTACATGGACAAGTTCTTACACTACGTGCAATCTCTGGAAGAATGGCACATCACTCGCCTAATATGGCACAAGTTCCTGCAAGTTACTCTCCCTATGGTAAGGAGTGTAGAGAGTGCTGGACCGTTGGAGATACAAGTAATGTTCTTGTTGGTTGTGATGCTTCTTCGCTTGAGTTACGGGCATTAGCACACTACCTTAATGATCCTAAGTTCACCAGTGAAGTAGTAGATGGTGACATCCACACATCAAATCAAAAGAATGCTGGCCTAGATACACGTGATCAGGCTAAGACATTCATCTATGCATTTATTTTTGGTGCAGGTGCAGCTAAGATAGGCAGTGTAGTAGGTGGTACATCGCAGGATGGTCAGCGTCTTATAGATACTTTCCTGTCTAACGTACCAGCATTAGCTGTGCTTAGAAAAAGAGTTGACAAAGCTAGTCAGAGAGGTTATCTTGTTGGTCTTGATGGTAGGCATTTAAAAGTACGTAACCAACATGCAGCAGTTAACTTACTCATACAAGGAGCAGGTGCTGTCATATGTAAGCAATGGTTAGTAGATATAGATATTCTTTTACGTAAGAATAAAATGAATGCTCACTTAGTTGCATCTATACATGATGAGTACCAGCATGAAGTATTTAAACCACATGCTAAAAGATTTGGAGAGTTAACTAAACAAGCAATGAAGGAAACAGAAAGGAAGTTACAAGTAAAATGCCCATTGGACAGCGAGTACAAGATAGGCCAGAACTGGTCAGAGACTCACTAGTAACTCTTAACTCTACAGAATTAAAGGTGAGTAATTTTATAGGTAAGTCTCGCAACAAACAGAACAGAGGAGCAGGAATATATGATGCTGCTGTAGCAGACACATATAAAATAGATACTCTTGGAGCAGAGGCAGAGTTAGCATTCGCTAAGATGTGTGATATGTATCCTAAAGATTTCTTAATCTTAGAACCTAAGTCAAAAGCTAAAGGTACTGATAACGGTGATCTTACAGTAGATGGTATTAGTATTGATGTAAAAGCTACCACCCATGAGAAAGGTATGTTGTTGTCTACATCTAAGCACACGTCTGGCATAGAGTTATTTGCTTTGATGGTTAAGAAAGGAGATGACACGTTTCAACTTAAAGGATTCATGCTTGCCGATGAGTTAGCTAAAGAAGAAA